GTCTGACATATACCTATTAAGAGTAGCTGACCAATAAGATTTTTCTATTCCATTTTTTAAAGCATTTATTTCTGGACCAGAATAAGAATTTGAATCTGCTGTTACATTTAAATCTACTTTTTCTAATAGTTTTTCATATGCTTCTTTTCTTTCTAAAAAATCCATTTCATTAAAATTATTTTGAACCTCATTAACTTCAGTTATAAACAATTGTTTATTTTTTACTTTTATTTCTCGTCTTCGAGTTTGAGTAAGATTCATCTTAGTAGAAGCTAGGTAAAAAGTTCCAGCTTCTTCTACCATGCCTTGATACATACCTTCTGGAGCGTTTTTAACCATACCAGCTAAGTATTGAGAAAACTTTTCTTCGTATCTTTGAGGAGAAATATTTTCTATTAATGCAAATTCTTGAGCTTTTAATTTAATTTCATCAGATATTGATTTTTCAAATCTGCTATCAACTATTCTTTTATAAGCAGCTCTAGCATCAGAGTTCATATTGTATAACTCTAAAGCTTCTAACTCGCCTGTAGCTGGATTAATTGTTCTAACTTTATCTATATCTTCATTTAAAGCTAACTCTTGTGCTTCATTAAGAGATTCTTTTTTTAAAGTATTAAAAGCTGTTGATGCTACAGTTTTTGCATTAGCTCTAATTGTTTCCCAAAGCTCAGACTCACCTGTATTAATCCTAGCAACACCTATTGGCGCGTTAGTAACTGTTCTTTTTTGTCTAAGTACTGGCATTAGAGATTCCTATTAATTTCCTGATTTTAGTTTTGAAGATTGGTAAGAAGATATACCTCCCATTATATCCCCAAAAGCATTTACAGTAGCAGACCTTAAAGCATTTTTTGCACCAGCTCTTAAGCTTGCTGCTTCTATTTCTGTTTTTCTCATCTCAATTAAGCTTTGATTAGTAGCAAGTCTGATGTCTGTTGCTACTATATCTTTCTGATTATCAAAGAAAGCTTGCATACTAGGGTCATCTGCTCTTCCTAGATTTGCAAACATATTCTCATTAGCTGACATATCATTTTGATATTGATTCATTCTAATTATAGCAGATTGTTTAGTTTGTGTATCCATTAAGCTACGGTCAATCATTGCAAGTTTTGCACTTTGCAACGCCTGTCCAGCTTTAACTCTTCCGCTTTGAATACTTCCAAAAGCTGATAATGCAGTTGAACCTATTGCTAACATTGTAAATGGGTCCATTATATAATTACCTCCGCTATTAATCCATTAACTTGTATAGGTAGAGGTTCTGCTTGAGTAATCTCTATTTGTGGGTCATCACTATATCCAAGTAATCTAAACTCTCTTTTACCAGTAACAGGTGTTCTTATTTTAGACATGTCATCAGTAACCTGTCTTATTATTAGTGCTGTATTGTTTACACTTACTGCTAGTGTATTATTCAAATCTAAGAACACACTGCCTATTGCTCTAGGTAAGCCTGTGACTGGCCCATTATCAGCTATCAAATCAATAGGATTAGTCTTTAAAGTAACGTCAAACTTATAGCCAATCTCTGCCGTAAGGATAGCTTCAACAGCAGAAACATCAGCTTTGCCATTAGCTACTGTTACATCACCGTAATAATTTGTATTGCTAACAACACTAACAACTGCACCATTAGCAAATTCACTACTAACTGTAAACGCACCTGTAGTACTAGAATATGTTTTAGCTACGTCTAAATTAACTTTATCTTTAAACTCACATAAGATATATTCTTGCGTGCCATCACCAGTATCAATAACAATATTACAAAACACTTTATCATCAATAACACATATAGATTTAAACATACCTCTAGTAGTAAACTCAACCCACCCAGCACGTTTTTCTGTTCTGTTAGAGTTAAACACAGCTAAAGTACCATCGTCGTTTACCATAAATATATAAGATTCATTTCTATTTATAGCACCTCTAAGAACAGACTGCTCAATAGGATTCTTAATAAGATGCGATGAAATAGAAGAGATAGAAGACGCAGTATAAGAACCTTCTGCATCTGAATAAATATACTCTCTTACAATAGAGCCGTTCTTTTGCACAAATACAGTTGCACCATCTAGTGACTCAGGACGAATCCATGTACTACCATAAGGAGTTTGTTTTCTTAACTGTGCATTAGTAGGAGTTATTGCATTACCTAAATATGTAGGTACAAATAATTCATTACTAGCTGTAAATATTTGCAAATCTCTATTTGAAACAATATGACGGATTTCATTTACTTCTCCAGTAGCTGCAATTAATTGAATTGAATCAGAATCATTTGCTGTGCCTACGTCAAAGTTCCAGTAAGAATTTGTCTTGCTCATCCAAATAGCATCAGGCTGTGAAGTAGTGCCACCAAATACTAATCTATTTTCGTGAAAAGTAACCGCAGTAGGGAAACCTCTAAGAGAAGAAAAAGTTTGTTCTTGCCATTCTAATGAGGCCGCACCAGTTGTAATTTTAATAGAAGCACCACCACCATCTGCACTAGAATCAGCATCGGCATTAGCTGTAAATGTATAAGTATTTTCATCTATAATAGCAAGAATAGCTTCTGAATTGTTTAAGTTTCCAATAGCTATTCCACCAACAGCAGCAGCATCAGAGATAACAATAGTCTCACCGCCTACAAAACCATGCGCTATATGAGTAACTTCTACTACCGCACTTCCTGAGGCAGTTCTGAACGCATTATTAATTAAAGTTTGTTGTAATACTTTTAATATTGTTCCTGTAGCAGTAGTTCCATTAGTTACTGCTGTAATAAGTATTTCTGAATTGTGATATTTTAAACGTGTACCAACATGACCTGATACAAAATAAGCGGAGCTAGTTGTTAATGTTCTGCCTGCTCCAGCTGCTGTAGCATTAACTGCTAAAGTAATATTAGTATCTTGAAAAGGATAATAAGGCTGAAATGTATCAGTAACAACTGAATCAGAAGTTAATGTATCAAATACTTTTACTTCTAATTGAAATGCAGTTGCACTAGTTCTTACTAATAAACGTGGAGCAAAAAGAGTATGACATATCCACATAGTATTTCCGCTTTGAGCAAATGAATATTCATTTAAATAGTCATCGTCAAAAGGAATTGCATTACTGTCTACATCAGCAGTTAATGTAGCTGCTAAACTTGTAACACCTGTTGATTGAACTACTCTAAATACTCTTAACTTAGCATTTTCTATAGATACAATATACTGAAAATCATCTGAAAATATAAATGGAATTAATCTACTTTGAACATTAACACCACCATTAAAATCTATTACAGCTAATCTAGTAGAGTCTGTTGTAGTAACTGTTAAATAATCTGCTGACTGCGGCCTATCTCTCTTAACAGTAACTACTGCGGCACTTGGATTAGCTACTGTAAATCCTGATATAGCATTAACAGCTGCAAAAATAAGGTCTGCTGTTACATTATTAGATGTATTAGGTTTGTAATAATGAACATTATTAGATGCAGCAGAAGGAGTACCAGCACCAACAGCTTGAGATTCTAAAGTAATTAATGTTCCGTCATGTGTAAAAAACTTTATTTGAGTGCCAACAGCAATGTTAGCGTAATCAGCAACTGTAATTGTAAATGATGTTTGCTCTACAGTAATATCGTATTCATAAACTTTCTCAGTGCCAGCACGTTTAATTACACCACCTTCGCTTCTAAGAAGAAAGTTTTCTACACGTTGAGCTGAAGCCGCATATACTGACGAATCAGTTCTGGATACAGCTGATGGACTAATTTCCCCAAATTGAAAATTGTTAACAGGTACTCGAACCTTTCGCATTAGCTACGCCTTTGACTGATAAACCTATTAGTATTAAATTTCCTACTTGTTTGTTGTTGAGCATCACTAGCTCTAGCTTTTGCCATAGACACTGCGGCTTTATCTTCCATCATGTTTGCCATTTGAACATCTCTAGCAATAGATACTGCAAACATACTAGCTAAAGTATATTCTACAGCTATTGTAAAATAAGAAGGCCAATCTACTTCTATTGCTCTAAATGTATAATCAGCAATTAAAATTTCAGAACTGCTAGAATCACAGAATACTTTATCACCGTATGTCTGATACTCTATTGGAAAATCAGAAACAGTAACCGCGTGTAACATTATTAAATTTGATGGCAATTGATACGCAGCATCATAACGCCCTGTAGGAGCATCAGATAACAAACCTAATATTGCTTGCTCTGTTGCAAAACGCCATCGACAATTAGTTAATGCCGCCCTTGCTATGTCCTCATACATATTAGAAGCAACAAGTGCCTCATTAGTAGAGTCTTCAAATGAAGTTATAGGCTCTGCACCGATTAGGATTAAAGCTCTCGAACATACATCTATTGATGAATTTGCTGGTGTTGCCATATGTAATTTGGGGGGCTGTTAAACCCCCCAACCCTCTAATCAGAGTCTGTTTCTGCTATCGCAGTACCATCAGATACATCGACGGCAGTGCCAGTATTAGTTAACACAGTAACAAAACTTGATGTCGGAGCATTACTGTCCGCTACAAGAATTACGTCACGTATGTTAAGCATATTTGCCGCTCCGTTAAAGTATCCTGCAGTATTAACAGTTGCGATTGCGTCGACCGTTTGATACGCCCAGAAGTTAAATCCACTTCCTCCAGCTAATCTAATTAGTCCACTTGCTGCATAAGCCATTTTAAAGTCCTTTCTTTACTAGCCGTTATTGTCAAGAACTTCGTAGATACCATTAGCGTCTATAGCAATAGACCCCATTGACATCATTGAAGTGGTAAGATGAGAAGCTTTCTCAGGGATATAATTTACCTCTGTAGAAACATCAGCGTTGATACCAAGACCAATAGCTGAAGTGTGATAAGCCATATTTTTACCGCCAGCAATTGCACTGGTTGAGAAAATATTAAGACCTAAGAAGTTCTTCATTGTCATTCCACCAGCAAACGGAAGATTTTGCTCACCTACATAATCAGATGATGCAAATTCTTCAATTAAGAATAAGTCTGCAAAACCTTTAGGATGCATTGCCAAATATCTTTGGTTGTCTTCTGGAACTTCTGCCGAACCCATTGTTTCAAACAATGATAGTAAGTCAGCTATTTGAACAGCAGAACTTGTATCATGTATTTGAGTAGAGCTTGCGCCAGCATCTAGAGCCGCAACAATTAGAGCATCTGTCTTACGACCAAGGGCCGCAGCTGCAGATTGAGCTACTGCTTGACGCTCATTGATATTTGTTTTTAACTCATCGAGTTTATCAATATATTCAGCGGCATAGAAGTCAGCCATTGTTGCTTCAACGGTTGTGTGGGCAAGCTCCATTGGAGTTACCATACCGTTACGAGATTTTGTTGTTGCTTCACCTGTTCCAATTTTTTGGAATCTAGCCACACTACCAGTTACGTTAGTAGTTCTGACAGTGTTACGCAGTTTAGAACCCATACGTTGATACGCAAGATGCACATCAGATTCGAACTGCTTGATGAAGGCTGTGTCTATTGAGTTTGCCATTACAGCTACCTTTCATTAAGTTGCACAATTATTTATATCTTGGGTGTCTGTTTAACATAGTCACCGTAGGTATCCAAAAAGGGCTACTCAATGTATCACAGGCCGTGATGCTAAATTATAA